CCCATCACAGTTCATGGGCACTACGATCCTATCTCCATGTCAGAGGAGCTTACCCAGTTCGGTATTGAGCTTACTAACGATCAGCTATTTACATTTAACAAGAGCTACATTGAGACCAAGCTTGGTAGGTCCGTCATTCCTGGTGACGTAATCAAGCCTATGTTTCAAGAGCAGAAGTATGAGATCTTCGAGGTGGTTGAGGACAGCTTCGAAGCGTATGGAGTTTATCATTTAGTATGCTCTGCCAAACTTCTTCGCGACAATACTGAAGTTCAAGATACTCCTCTCTCAAAAGTTAGCGAGGATTTAGGTGGGTACGGAGGAGCAATAGAAGAGCTATGACAAGTTCAATAGAAGTTATATCTGATTGGGATGCTAGTTCTACGCTAAGTAGAAATAGGTATTATCCTACAAGGGAAGGGGATGTTAGAAAAAAGATCTTCAAGATGACTCAGGCCAAGCAGAATATATCTTTTGTCTATCGAGATTCTCTCCGTGCTATGATTTCTGCATTTAATGACATTGGCTACATTTCTCCTGAAGATAAGTTTAAAGAAATAAAATGTCTTCATGCAAACGCAGAGAGAGCTATTGCCAAGCTTAAGCAAGAAGAAAACATAATTTTACCTATGCTAACTATTTCTCAAACTACTTCTGCAAATGATGATTCTAGAAGGCGACAGGAGAGTATTCTAGTCAATGAGAAGTATTGGGATAAGGAAAAAAACAGGGCATTTAGAGTTCTTAGTTTAGCTCCAAGACCAGTAGATATCAGCTATTCTTTAAATATCTGGTGTAAGTATAACGCTGATATGGATCAGATCTTAGAGCAAGTTAGATTAAAATTTAATCCAGAAATGAATGTGCCTACTAAGTTCTCAACCCTTGCTAAAGCTTTTATAGAAAAAGAGAACGCTGTCGGTGAAGACTCTGCTGGAGACAAAGAGGATAGGGTCATTAGGAAAAGTTTTGATATTGTATTAAAAACCTATGTACCCAACCCCAAATTCCTAGTAACCTCTACAGGTAAGATAGAAGAATTCAACACGGAGATTGTTCTGCCGTGAGTTTTCTTTTGTGTGTTGAAGGCACTCTAGCAAGCTGTCAGGGACATACCCAGACCGGAAGCAACGTAGTTACGATAGAAGGTAAGGGTGTGTGTAGAGTTGAAACTGATTCGGCAGGTGGACTCATTATAGGGCCGGGATCACAGAATATTTTTATTGAGGGGATGAAGGCTTCCTTAGCGGGTGATGTAATTACTTCTCATGGCAAACCACCACACTCAACAGTGTTTACTGTTCCGGGCCAATCAAAAGTATTCGGTGGAACTGGCTTCGCTGGTGATGATCGTTCTACGGGCTTTGCACCAAAACCAGATCTAATCGTAGAAAACTTTATTGTTTCGTTACCAGAAATTCATTGCTCCGGGCAAGGAGTATATCCTCCCCCGTCACCCTCCGAGGCGTATCGTTATTGTAACCCTAACGGGCAGGGCGTGTATACTGGTCCTTCTCAATTTCCAGAAATTGTATTCTCTTTTAGGGTCAGAAACATCGGTAGAGATACCGCGCAGCCGTTTAACATTGGCTTATGGGAGTTTACAGAAGAAATACCTTCTAGGGCTATTGTAACAAATAATTCTGTCTCTTTTTATCCAGGAGTCGTGTTAGCTAATCAGCAAAGGGTTGAGGGCTTGCAACCACAAGAATCTTTTTCTGCGCAGTTTACTTATCCCGCGCCTTACTATGCGTCCCGAGGGGAGTACGCTTTTGGAATTTACGCTGATATTGATAGTGAGACTACAGAACCCGCAGAAGATAATGCTTCTCAAGTAATAGTAATCCCTATTGATAATGAATGTGGGTAAAAAAAGTTACAAAAAGGCGTTCGTCCTTAGTACATATACTGGAAGGAAAAAAACTATGAAAGTAGTAAAAAATGATAGTCTTCAATCATTTTCTGTTTTTTTTAAAACTGAAAATGGGACGAAGGAAAAATGGTTAAAGCCGGGGGAAAGTATTGTTGTTCCAGAAAGCTACATTACGGAACAAATAAAAACATTACATAGAAGAAGAGTCTTCAAGATCTCTAACGCCTAAAGGATAAAGTTATGGGTAATTTTGTTAGCCCCGGTGTTTACACCATTGAAAAAGATATATCAGATTACACGCCTTCAATCAACACTTCGATTGTTGGCATAGTTGGTTTTGCCGACAAGGGGCCTACTAATAAAGCTACCTTGGTAACTAGTCAGAATAACTTAGTTCGAGCTTTCGGTGAGCCTCGCGAGGATATCGCGGGTCAAGGTCTAGAGGGTGCTCTAGAGATTCTTGAAACGACCAATCAAGTTTACTTTGTTCGAGCAGTAGACTCAGACACATCTTCGGATGCATCTGCTCTCGTTCCGATTGGTGGCTGTCCTGCTCTCTTGGTTTCTGGTGGCGATATCGGTGTCTCTGCTCCATACACTTTTAGAATTCAAGTAAGAGATGCCGCAAATGTTCCTAAGTTCCTAGATAATGATGGAGAGGGAAGAGACTTTACAGTCAATGTTCCTGATGCAACATGCCAAGCAGCAGCCCTTCGCAGCGTTATAGGAGGTGGTCTTGATTCTGACGTTGTGGGCGTTTTTGATGACGGTCAAACTGATGCTGGCCTTGGTCTTTCTGGAGCTATTGTTGGCTCTTTCGCTGGATCGGGAGCTTCCCTCTCCGTTACTGCTTGTTCAGGAACCACTTTTTCTGAAGCAAACGGAGCCGAGGTTCTTAAATACTCCAACCCGTTCGTAGCTGATACAGATTATGGGGCGAGTGGCAGCTTCTTATCCTCTATCAAGATTTTTGGTAGTCAGGTTTCCTCAACAGGAGTTAAAAGCGCATCGTACAAAATTGAATCTTTGTACCCAGGTGCGGGATACAATGGTGGCATAAGGTCTGATGGTACAACAAGCGGCAACTCTATTGTTGTAAACGCTTTAGGGGGCCAAAACTTCACAGTCGTAGTTAACGAAGATGGCACAGCAATAGAGAACTTTAAAACTTCCTTTGTTGGTCCGGGCAGTTTCCTGGAAGACGTTATCGGTACTGGCTTAACAAATGCAACCTCTGATGTAATCAAAGGAAACCTTCTTAAAGGCGGTCTAGACGCAACTGCTACAAAGCTTACTTCTTATCTAGATTTGCTTTCTACTCTTCTAGGTGGCGACACCTACACAATGGTTCACCAGAGCACCGTCCCAGGCGAGGAAGGCGTTAAGACTGATGACTCGATTAATGGTCCTAGGTTCTCTAAACTAGTTGCCGTTTCTGATGCTCAAGACTTAGTTGGGGGACAAAGTGGTTTTGGTTCTAATGAAGGTAATCGAGACAATGCCCTTATAGGTTCTGCTGCTGAAGATCCCAAGACTGGAATGCAAGCTCTAGACGACAGGACGCTCAATATTGGATTGGCTTTGGTTCCTGGAATCCAATCACAAAGTGTACAAAATAACCTAATAACTTTAGCGGAAAAGACACAAGATTTCTTAGCTCTTGTATCTCCTCCTTATGCGGTTGGTACTGTGCAAGATGCTATTGATTGGTCAAATGGAAGGGCTGCTACAACAGGATCAAGAACAGCCGCGATAAATAGCTCTTACGCTACAATTCACTGGCCCTGGGTCAAAGTCTTTAGCTCCTTCGATGGTATTGACAGATGGTTCGACCCCTCTATCTACGCTGCTAGACAGATGGCGTTTACAGACGCAGTTTCTGATAGCTGGTTCGCTCCTGCTGGCTTCCGAAGAGGTCGCCTAACCAAACCTACGGAGGTTGAGGTTAAGCTTAACCAGGGAGACAGAGACAGCCTCTACAGCGGAGGAAATGTCATCAACCCAATCGTAGCATTCCCTCAGCAGGGAATAACAATCTTTGGGCAGAGAACTACTCAAAGAGAGCCTACGGCACTGGACAGAATTAATGTCCGCAGACTAATGATCTACATTAGAAAGATCATTCTCCTCTCCACACAAAGATTTGTTTTCGAGCCTAACGACGAGTTCACTTGGGCAGAGATCGAAGGTGTTCTTAACCCGTTCTTAGATGACATCAGAAGAAGAAGAGGTATTACAGAATTTAGGGTAGTCTGTGATGAGACTACTAACACCCCTCTTAGGGTGGATAGAAATGAACTCTGGACAAAGGTTCTTGTCAAGCCGACTAAGACTGCTGAAGTTCTTGTCTTTGAGATTAACCTAACTAACCAGTCGGCACAACTTGGAAACCTCTGAGGATATAAATAATGGCAACATCATACTATAAGGATAAATATGGGCGTGAGTTTACGCCTGGGCAGGGACTACCCACAGTGTCAACAGATCTAGATTCTGTTAGGGCATATCAGTTCGAGATTCATTTCTTTGGGTTACCTCAGGACATCACAAACTCTACTGACTTAACTTTAGCAGCAAAAAGAGTTTCTGGTTTGGAGATGAAAAATGCGCCTATCGTAATTGATAGAGTGAATGATAAGCTACACTACCCAGGTAAAACTACTCCTGGGGAGCTTCAGGTTGAGTTTGATAACCTTTACCTTCGGGAAACTGCTTCAGACTTATTCCGATTCTTCCGCCATACTTATGACCCTATCACAGGAGAGATGACTAAATCTGCCGCTCCTGGCGGTGAGGCTGGAAGCACCTTTAAGGCTGATAAAGTAGAGGTTGTTATGTTAGATAACACATTAAAGCCGCACTCAACAATAGAGCTTTACGGGGTTTTCCCGGTAAGCTGGACTGCCTCCGAATTTAACTATTCAACTAGCCAGTTCCATACGCTAAACGTCAACTTCAAGTACGACTTCATGAACGTATACAACTACTCAAACCCTTCTTGAGGTAAAATAAGTAGGTTTTTAGCCCCGTCCTTTACCTGTGTGGGCGGGGCTATTTTTTTCATCTATAATAAGATATGGATTATTTCTCGGAATTACTAGAGAGCTACAGCAAGCTGAAGAAAAGGACGTATAAGATCACTTATATCAGTGAGAATTATACTCCAGAGCAATTAAATGCTTTTCCTGATATCGACTCTGCAATTCAGGCTGCGGCACAGGGTAATCCCCAGACAGGGTTAGGTAAGAATAAAAATATTGAGATTTCCCCTGCAAAAGATAAGCCTGGGTATATTACGATATCAGGATCTAATTTAACAAGTAAAAATTTTAACGCCTCTAATTATAAAAACGATATCAACCCAAACAAAACTCACAAAACAAGTTACTCTAAAAAACTTTTAGGTGCTTGGGCTCCTGACACAGGAGAAGGAGGTGATAAGGGGTTGACCCCAGAGGAAATTGAGAAGAAGAGATTAGCAGACGCGAAAGCCGCAGAGCAGAAAAGAAATTTAACTGTTGAGGGAAGCTTAGAGGACCCTGAATATGTTGATCTAGTTCCGAAAGCTAAAGAGATCTTAAGCCGCTTACAGAAATTAGCTAGAGAAGGTCTTTTTGGTGACATTACCGAAGCT